AAAGCTGATAACAAATAACGAAACTGAACTTTTAGGAGTTGTAGAAGCTTTAAAAGATGCAGAAGAAGGAGATGAAATAATAACTGACTCAATGAATACTTTAGCATGGATAAGAAGTGGAAATCCTAAAGCTAGACCTGATTTAAAAACATTAGCAAGTGAAGGCAAAAAACTCTTACACTCTAAAAAGATTAATCTATATTGGGAAAAAAGAGACAACAACTTAGCAGGAAACTATAATGAATTTGTCTTATTTTACTAACACTTATACACATTGACAAACAACCATAAAAGTATATACTTATAACACTATGTTAGAAACTATAATATCAATATATTTATTCCTTATAAAATCTAGTTTAGTAATTGCAGGTCTTGCTCTCATGGTATCAATACCTATTGTATTTGTTTTTTTATTAAGTAAAAGAAATTAATATGAAAGCTAAAATAGGAACAACAATAACAACTCCTAAAGGAAAGAAAATATAATATTCTAATAGGAATCTTACAATCTTATGAATCCACTACATAAACAATTTGCAAAAGAATATTTAGAAACAGGTAATGGAACTCAAGCAGTACTTGAAGTATTTGATGTTGCAAATGATAATGTAGCAGCAAATAAAGCTTCTAGGTTGCTAAGAAACGCAAAGGTACAACAATATTTAGAAAACATAGCAGAAAAGGCAGCAACTAGAATAGAACAACTAATGGAACAGTCAGAAAATCTACCTGTAGCATTAGGAGCAAGTAAAGATATTATGGACAGAGCAGGATTTAAACCAGTTGATAAAGCAGAAATAAAAAATGAAGTATCAGTTGTAACAATAACAGAAGAAGAAAAAGAAGCATTAAAAAACCTTATAAAATAATGACAGAACAAGCATTATTAAAAATGATTGAAGGAAATAAAGAAGAAAGAGTATATTTAGCTTCACTCTCATTTGGTCTATTCTCTCTATACTACTTTCAACATTACTTTAAATATTCTCTAGCAGATTATCAAAAAGACTTTATAAAAGATTGTGAAGAACTAACTGATTGTAAAATAAGAGAATTAATTTGGATTACCTTTAGAGAAGGAGCTAAAACATCTACTGCTAAACTATATTTAATATGGTTAATTTGTTATAAAAGAAGAGAATATATTAACATTGATTCATTTGATAAAGAGAATGCTGAAAGAATATTATTTGATATAGCTTATGAACTAACTAATAATACAAGACTAAGAGCAGATTTTGGATTACTATTTAGTAAAGCAAGAGGTATAGAAGATGTAAAACAAAACAGAATAAATAACTTTATTACAGAGAACGGAATAAGAGTTGAAGCTCACTCAACTGGCGAATCAGTAAGAGGTAGATTACACTTAAACAAAAGACCTGATTTCTTACTCTTAGATGACTTTGAAAACAACAGAACTAAAGAATCAGTAGCACATACAAAACAAATAAGAGATCATATAACAGAAGCAATGGGAGGGCTAGCAGAGAATGGTGTAATACTTTATTTAGCTAATTATCTATCAGAACATGGAAATGTACAATTCTTAATAAATAGGTCTAAAAAAGACACAATGATTAGATTAAGGAATATACCTATTATAATTGATGGAAAACCCAGCTGGGATAGCAAATATTGCCTTACAGACGCAGAGAATAAACTAACTGGAAAGAAAAGTATTGAAAGTATGCAAAGACAATTTGGAAGTTATGTATTCTCTTATGAATTTATGAATCAACCCGTAGATGATGCAATGAGCGAATTTAAAAAAGATTTTATACAACATGTAGAAATGGAAGAAGTAAGGAATAAAGATACTTCATGTTATGTAACAATAGACCCAGCTATATCAGAAAAAGCAAGTGCAGACTATACAGGAATAACTATTAATTTTGTAAGTAAGGAGAATAAATGGTATTTAAAAACATACCGAATGAAATTTAATTCTAAAGACCTGATAGACCATTTATTCTATATACACAAAACTTATAGACCTCAATTTATAGGAATGGAAGAAGTAGCTTTTACTATGGCTATAAATCCCTTCTTAGAAGATGAAATGAGAAAGCAACAAATATTCTTTACTATTACTCCACTTAAACACAAAGGAACAGCAAAATCAGAAAGAATAAGAGGATTAATTCCTAGATGGGAAAGTAGAAGTATCTTTTTAATAGGTGATAATTCAGAACTAATAGATGAAATGAGAACTTTTCCTCATGGTCAAAATGATGATATTTTAGATAGTTTATCTTATCAATTACATAATGCTAAAGTTCCTTTTAGAAAAATCTATCCCATTGGAATGGGAGGATTTAAACCAGAAGAAAACATAGCAATCTAATAAATTGACAGATTCCATATTAATAATATACTTACATAAGATGACAAAAGCAACCACTAAAAAAACAGAGAAAAAATCTTTATACACTCTAAAGATGAAACTCAATGACCAAATATTTGAGTGTGAGACAGACAATTTACAAGAAGCTATATTAGCTAACAAACCTAACTTTCTAAAAACAAAAGTTATTTTAACTATTGAAAAAGATGGTAAGGTTTGTGAAAAGATGGTATATGGATTTAATGGCAGACAACTCTTTAGAAATACTACCTTCTTGAGAGTATTCCTTAATAAATTAATCTTTAAATAATATGAATCAATCAGTTTACGAATACATACAAAGCGAACAGACTAACTATAAAACAGCTAGAGTTCCTATTACTACCTCTTATGATTGGAATATGTCAGAACATATTGAGAGATGTACTAATGTTGCTAATGGTTGGTATCACTCAGGAAAAAATGATGGTTTAAGGAGATATGATGATATTGTAACTCCAATTATAAATGTAGCTTTTAGAAGTGAAGGATTTGATGTAAAAGATATAATTCCTTATGTAAATTCTATACAAGATAATTATAAATCCTTCTTAATAAAGAAATATCACCCTCAATGGGCAAGAAAAAATGAACTAGATACTTTTATAGATGATATTGTAGAAAGTTCAGTTATTTATGATTTAGTTCTAGTTAAAAATATAAATAATGTAAGACCAGAAGTAATACCTCTACAAAAAATAGCATTTTGTGATCAGACAGATATAATGTCTGGTCCTATATGTTTAAAACATCAATATTCAGTAGCAGAATTATTAAAATTTAAAGGAAAGTGGGATGATACAGCAATAGAAGAAGCAATAGTGATGTCTCAAACTGAAAAAAGTGTATCGCAAGCAAATGATAGAACTGTAAAAACTCCTGGTAAATATATAGAAGTTTTTGAATTACACGGAAATTTACCTGAGACTTGGATAAATGAAAATGGAGACCCTTTTAATTATGTACCTCAAATGCACATAGTATGTTATTACACATCTAAAGACGGAAATAAAAACGGAATTACTTTATACAAAGGTAAAGAAAAGAATATAGGAGATGTATTTAAATCTCTAGTAATTAGAAAAATACATGGTAGAGCTTGTGGTAAATCAATAGTAGAGACTTTATTTGAACCTCAAGTATGGATGAATTATTCAGCTCAAAGAATACAAAAACTATTGTCTTCAGCATTAAACTTATTCCTTACAGACGATGATGAACTAGGCAATCAAAAACTGTCTAACTTACCAGAAAATACAATTCTAAAAGAAGGTAAAGGAAGTAATACAAGAATGTTATCAACTCCTTTACAGAATCTAACAGCTTTTACCAATGAACAGAATACTTTACAAACTCAAGCTCGTATTTTAGGTTCAGCAAGTGAAGCCCAATTAGGAACTAACCCTGTATCTGGAACACCTTTTGCTTTACAAAATCTAGTTGTTCAACAAGGTCAAGGAATACATGAATATAGACAAGGTAAAATAGCAACTTTCGTAGCAGATGTATTGTACAGAGATTGGATATTAAAATTCTTAGTAGATGAAATGAATGGAGGTAAAACTTTTTCAGAAGAATTAACACTAGAAGAGATGCAAGAAATATCAGACGTTATTTCAAGAAATAAAGCAGAACAACAACTTATAGAAAAAATACTTGACGGTGAATTAATAACAGAAGCTACTAGAGAAGAACTTATTTCTCTCAACAAAGAGCAATTTAAAAGAGGTGGTAGTAGAAAATTCTTTGAAGTTATTAAAGGAGAGCTAGCAGATATTCCAATGGAAGTGTTTATAAATATTAAAGGTAAACAAAAATACATGGCTCAAGAAGCTGACAAAATCACTAATATAATTAGGGAAATATTGCGTAATCCTCAAGCATTTCAACAAGTACCTGGTATAGGTAAAGCATTCAATCAATTATTAGAATCATCAGGAATGTCTCCAATAGACTTTACACAAATTACTACATTACCAACAACACAAACATCCCCAGAGGAAGCTCAAGAAAGCCTACCAATGGGGGATGAATTAACACAATAAAAATATGTACAACTTAACAGATTTAGAAATAGCGAAAATATCTCAATTTATAGGAGATGAAAACATGGTAGAAGCAGTAAGAAAAGTATTACTTTCTGCTATTTATTCAAATGGAACTCTTAGACAAGGTATTGAAGCTAATTCAATGACTAACGCAGCCTTTGCAATGGTTATGAAAACGGTAAGAGGCGAAGGAATTATAAGTGATGCTGAATTAGGACAAGATTTGAGAGGTTTAGCACAAGGTGTTATGTTATTAGAGTCAGGGTTTAAAAGACTACAATCTATAAAACCTGTTGAAATAAAATTAGAAGATACAGAAAATAAAGCAATATAATATGAAATATACAAATTTAACAGCAAGTGCATTAATAAAAACAGGTTTTGGTAAGGTTTCAGGAGTAATTGTAAATTCTCATTCTTCAGGAACTTTGAAACTTTGGGATAATACAAGTGCAGCAACAACAGCAATAACTAACACTTATACTTTCCCAGCAGGTTCTCAAGTGGTTACTTTCCCAGAACCTATTTGTTTTAATACAGGACTTTATGCAACTGTAGGAGGAACAGCTGATTTAACAATTATCTGGGATTAATTGACAGTTTTTCAAAAAGTAATATACTTAAATTATAAATGGTTATCACACCTTAAAAGTGAATAATAAGTTATCATTTCTCTACAAAATGAATAAAAACATATCATTATGAATAATGAACAAAACGAAGAAATCAACTTAACAAATGATGAAGAAGTTATAGAAACTAACAATGAGGAAACTCAAATAGAAGATTCTATAGATTGGCAGGCTAGAGCAAGAGAATTAGAAGGAAGATTAAAGAGAGCTGAAAAAAAGCTATCAAGGTCTGAAACTGAAACCCCCTCAAAAGCTCCAAGTAAGACAGGTGACTTTGATTACGGACAAAAAGCATTTTTAGTAGCAAATGGTGTAAAAAGTATAGACGAGATGAAATTAGTAAAAGAGATTATGTCTAATACAGGCAAATCACTAGACCAAGTTTTAGAAAGTAAATACTTTACAGCAGAACTAAATGAAATGCGAGAGATGAAAAAATCTCAAGAAGCAATACCAAGTAATTCTAAACGTTCTTCTCAATCAGGGAAAGACACAGTTGATTACTGGTTAGCTAAAGGAGAATTACCAGAAGACCGAGAACTACGTTCAAAAGTAGTAAAGGCTAAATGGAAGTCATCATCATCTGTAAATCCTTTTGGATAAAATAAGTTACCTGTCATTTATAAAAATTAATAAATAATTTAAAAAAATGGCAATAATTTACAAGAATGAGTATCTAACTACTCTACAAGATAGACTTAGTGAAAATAACAAATGGAAAGAAATCGCAAAAGTTGAATATACTGATACACAAGTAATTCATAACCCTTATCTAACAGACGTAACAGCTAACACAGGAACTAGAGGCTCAGCTTATACTCCAGAAGCAGTTACAACTACTGATGATACTGTAACTATTAATACTTACAAGATTGCAGCTCAATACATTGACCGTGCAGACTTAGCTCAAAAGACCTTTGCAGGTTGGATGGAATTAGCTGATAATCAAGGATTAGTTCTTAATGAAGCTATCGAGACAGCTATGTATGCTAACCATGCAGAATATACTGACTTCGATAATGCTTCAATTGGTGGTGCAGCTGGTAACATTACTGTTTCTGAATCTAATATAGATGATATTATCAGAGGTGTTAAAAGAGAAGTTAGAGAGGCTAATGGTGAGACTATGATGGACAGAAATGGGGCATTTATCGTTTGGAGACCAGCAGACTTTGAGAAACTAGAGTCTTATGTTCAAGCTCAAGGATTCTCAACAGCTGACGGTGCTTTAAAAGATGGAACTAACCAAGGATTCCTATACATGGGAGTAAATCATTTTTCATCTAACAAGATGACTGCAGGTCACTTGTTTGGTGGAGTAAAGAAAGTTTTACATCTAGGTATTTGTAAATCTACTTATGGTAAGATTAATGAAATTGAAGATCCAGTTGTTTCAGGGGGTCAAATTTCAGGTCTTGGTATTAACTCTCGTGTTGATTTCAAATTTAAAGCTTGGGCTAAAGTTGCACCAATTCTATTCGACATATTGGTTGCATAATACTTTGTTTAAACATTATTAACTAATAAAAAATAAACAAAATTATGTCAATTGTAAACGGATTAAATCCACAACTAAAAGCACTAACTTTTGAAGCAATTACTATAGCTCCAGCAGCAACTCAAACATTAGCAAACTCAATTCCACCTGGTGTAAAATCAGTAAGATTGGCAGCTAATACTACAGACGCTAACGACTTTACAGTATTACCTTCATTAGCAAGTGTTCCAAGTGGTCATGTGATAACTATTATAGCAGGCAGTGCAGCTAACAGTGAACTTAGAACACCAGCATCATCAGCAGAGGAAATTAACTCTGAAGATTGCGATGGAACTAAAGAAGCTTTGTTAACAGCAGGAAACATCTATACAGTTACCAAAATTGACAACACAATAGGTTGGATGTTAGAAGGTAGAACAGCTATCGGGGCTTACGCAACAGCAGTAATTCCAGACTAGTTACTCTATATAGCTCATCATAATTGGTGAGCTATAATAGGTTAATTAACCTAAATAAAAAATATGCAATTCTCCAATACAACAACAAGAGCAGGTATGATTGAAATGTTAGAAGATTATACTTCTACACAGTCGGCTACAACTTCTTCATATCCTTTAGCAACAAAAACTAGAGATATAAACAATGCTTATGCTAACTTTATGAGTATAGCAATTTCTTCTTGTGGAAAATGGCAAATGGATGATACAAACCAAACAGATTATCCTATTGTATATTTTAGTTTAGTAGCCAACCAAGACAACTACGCTTTTAATTTAGACGAAAGTGGAAACCAAATATTACAATTAGGTAAAGCAAGAATAAAAGATGCTAATGGGTTATGGTTTGAAACAGAGCAGATAGATAGAACAGAATTTGATATATCTCAATTTCAAAACATAACTGGTGTTCCTCAATATCATGATGTAACATCTAATGGAATTATATTTTATCCAACACCTAATTATTCTTCTACAAATGGAGGTGAATTATATGTATCAAGAACTCCTGTTTATTTTGAATCAACTGACACTACTGATAAACCTGGTATTCCAGATATGTTCCATGAATATTTAGTTATAAGACCAGCTTACTTCTATTCTTTAGTTAATGGTTTAAAACAAGCTGTTGGTTTAGGTAATGAGATGTTAAAAATGGAAGCAAAAATAAAGAATTATTATGCTGGTAGAAATAAAGATTATACAAATATAATAACTCCTAACCCTATTTTTAGCATATGACAGTAACAAATAAAACAAAAACTAATATATCTCCAATAAATCTTTCCAAAGGTATTGGAGCTGAGTGGGCAGATTTAGTTGCTACTTGGGCAGATACGGTCTTTGGATGGGCAGATACAGTGGTATTTACTAACAAAACAAAGTCGAGCATAACACCTGATAATAAAACTAAAAATAATATATAAATATGGCATATCCAACAACTTTAGATGATTTAGACGCAACAAGAGGCACTGCAAATGATAAATTATCATCTCCTAACCATGTTACTCACCACGCTTTAGAAGATGCTGTTATTGAAGCATTACAGGCTAAGGTAGGGATAGATAGTTCAGCTGTTACAACATCACATGACTATAAACTAAGTGAAGTAACTTCTACAGACAAAGCAGTAGGAAAAACAGCAACTCAAACTTTGACTAATAAGACTTTAACAAGCCCTATTATAAATTTAGGTAGTGATGCAGAGGGTGATACTTATTATAGAAATTCAAGTGGAGCATTTACAAGACTAGCCAGAGGTACAGATAATTATATTTATAAAATGAATGGAAATGTTCCTAATTGGGAAGCCGAGACGGTTACAACAAATGGTTCTACCACAGTAGCAGGTATTTTTGAAGAAGCAACACAATCAGAAGTAGATGCAGGAACTACAACAGGTGGAACTGGAGCAGATTTAGTAGTAAATCCATCTGTTTTACTGCCTCGTCTAGGAATGGGATTATTTGGTGATGGAAGTGATGGAAGTGTCACTATAAATTCTGGTTCGTTTACAAGTGGACCCATAACAAATAATGTGCTAACAAGGGATGCTTTCTTTCAAGACCTAACAATTAATTCTACTTATACGCTTGACCCAAATGGTTTTAGAATCTTTGTAAAAGGAACTTTGACTTTTGTTGGCACAGGAAAAATTATAAATAATGGTGGTGCGGGGTCGGCTGGAACCGCAGGAACAAGTAATGGAACAACTGCTAGTGGTGGTTCAGGTGGTTCTGTTGCTCAATCTGGTGGGTCTTTACCAGACACTTTAGCAGGAGTGGCAGGTGGAACTGGAGCTGCTGGTGCATCTGGTAGTGCTGGAGGGAACGGAACAGCAGGAACATCTGCCTCAAAATCTCTAGGTTCTGTCGGTGTAGCGGGAGGAAATGGAGCTACTGGAGGAACAGCAGTAGCTGGGGTTGGACCTGGTGCAGGTGGAACTGGAGGAACTGCTGGAACTCAATCAGGTACAGTTTTTAATAAAATGAACTCAATTTATTCTGGTTATTATTTAATGGACAACCAACCAACCATAGTTAGTTTAACTGGGAGTGCATCAGGGGGTGGGGGTGCTGGAGGTGGGGGGGGAAGAAGTGGGAACGCAGGAGATTGTGGTGGTGGTGGCGGTGGTGGTGGTTCTGGAGGATGTGGGGGTATAATTTGGATTGCAGCAAAAATAATAGTTACTGTAAATGGTAATGATTATTGTCAAGCGCTAGGTGGGGCTGGTGGTAATGGTGGTGCAGGTGGTGCTAGCACAGGGAATAATGGTGGTGGGGGTTCGGGAGGAGGTGGTGGTGCAGGTGGAACCGGAGGAGTAGTAATAATCTTTTATTTCACAAAAACTGGTTCAGGAACTATTTCTGTCGCTGGTGGTGCAGGTGGTTCAGGTGGTGAGTTAGGAACTAAACATGGTACAGGTACTGACGGAACAGCAGGGTCAGCTGGAACTACTGGAACTACTGGTACTACATACCTAATAGCAGTATAATTATATGAAAGTAATATTAAACGATTTTTCAGCAGGACTAGATAAAGAAGTAAGAAGTATTAGAACTAATACCTATTATGATGCAGGTGGTTTTGACACACAATCGCAAAAAACAAAATTAATCCCTTTTGGGGAGACAGAAGCTGAGGCTTTAACTAGTGGAGATATTACCGACAAAAGATTTGCCAGTATGGTTAGAGATAGTAATGGTAATTTAATAGCTATAGGTAGAAATGGTAGTGGTTCACCAACAGTAAATGATTTGTTTGCCAAAGATAGTGCAACAAATATTGCTTCTACATGGACGGCTTTTACATCAGATAGTGGTGTAGGGGTTTTCTTTCCAAATAGTTTAGTTTTTTATAGGTCTGCTACTTATTATATAGCGACTACAGGTAGAGTGGTTAGAAAATATGATGGTAGTTGGAGTACTGTGGGGGCTATGGATTTTGCTACATCATGGGCAAATATGCTAATTCCTAAACCAATAATTCACCCTCAAGATGATATTTTATACTTTGGAATGGGTCAGAACATGGCTAAAATTAATAATGTTACTTATGCTGACATAACTTCTGTAACAGTTCCTACAACTCAATATATTTCTGATTTTGCAGACTATGATAATTTCTTAGCAATAGCAACAGCACCAACTTTAACAGGTAATAATTCAAGAGTTTATTTGTGGGATAGAGACACTTCAAAAACCACTTTTCAATCTAATATTGATTGGGGAGAAGGTTCATTAATGATATTAGAAAATTTAGGAGGAACACTTGTGGGAGTGTCTATAACAGATGCTAACTATTTATCAGGAACTTTCTATACAACCAATAAGGTTAAAAAACTTACTATTAGTTATCTGTCAGGCAATCAAGTTTTTCCCGTTCAAGAGTTTATTGTTGATTCTACTTTCTCACTTAAAAACTTTAAATCAAGAATTGGTAACAAAGTGTATTTTTCAGGAGATTATGCAACCAGTTTATATTGTGTAGAAAAAAAGAAAGATGGATCAATAGTAGTATCTAAAGATAAATTCTTAAACAATGGTACTTCTATCACTACTTTGAAAGGATTATATATATTAGGTGATTATCTTTTTACAATGTTTGATACGGCTGGCACATCAGGAAATGTGAGAAGAACTAAAGTAACATCTTCTTATACAGATACATCTTATTTAACTACAACCATAAATCCTTCTATGAATATATATGATAGAAGTAAAAAGAAAACACTTAAAAGTGTTACTTTAACCATGTCACCATTAATTGCTGGAGCTAGTGCAACAGTAGAATATTCAGTAGATGGAGGAGCTTATGTTGAGATATTAACAGAGGCTACAGATGGTAAAATAGCTACACAAACAACCAGAGAAACAACTGGTAAAAATTTACTCCCTGGTACAGAATATCAATTTAAAATTAAATCTACAGGAGGTGCTGAAATAGTATCTTTAGAATATGAATATGAAGTTAATAACACTATAGGATAATATGCAAGAACAAATAAACTTATTACAAGCTGAAATATTAGAACTTAAACAACAATTACTGTTATTTTCAACTGCTTTTTATAAAGATAACTACCCTAATGATATTTACTTTAATAAAAATGTAACCTTTAAACAATCTTTTAATTTTGCAGATGGAACTAATATACCCTTAGGTTCTACTACAGGTACAAAAATAGGGACTTCTTCATCTCAAAAGCTTGGATTCTATGGTGCAACTCCAATAGTTCAAGTGTCTGCTATCTCTGCACCTAGTGGAGGAGCTACACAAGATGCAGAAAGTCGAACTGCTATTAATTCTATTAGGTCAGCTTTAACTAATTTAGGCTTAACTGCTTAAAAAAAATAGACAATTATTAAATTTAATATTATACTTAAAACAATACATGGTAACAGCAAATTATACAATGAGTGAAGCAGACATAAAAGCAGGAAAGACAACACCTTTAACTGCTGGAGCATTAGGAACAGCAGAAAATGCAGGTACTAAGAATCTAAATAACTACAATACACCTATCACTTCTTCATCAATGCAAGAGAAAGGAACTATACCTTTAACTACTCCTGTTGATAATTCTGCTAGCCTACAAAGTCAAACTAATCAAGCTTTAAATGATATTGCTAATCAGGCTAATATAGCAGAACAAACTAATTTGCAA